TGGCCAGGGGTATCAACGATGTTGATCCTGTATCCGTTCCACTGGAAGGCAGCGTTCTTGGCCCGGATGGTAATCCCCTTTTCACGTTCGAGATCCATTGAATCCATCATTCGCTCTTCGACCTTTTGGATCGGCGCTGGGTGCGGTTTCCTCTGTGGCGTGCAGTGGTAGCACGATGTCGCAGCGATGTTCCATCCGTGGTGGTCGAACGGGCGCAACCAGGCGTGGTACGACGAGAAGAAGGCCGACCTGCCGGAGTGGCAGCTGGCTCAGGAGTACCCGGACAATCCCGACGACGCGTTCTTGAAGTCGGGGCGTCCGGTGTTCTCCCTGGAGGTGTTGCGCAAGCTGGAGACCCGACCGCCGATCGCCCACGGCTACCTCGCCGCGCACCGCAACGGACGGTTCGTCGTCGACGACGACGGCCCTCTGAAGATCTGGGCGTTCCCCTCCGGTGACGGCCGCTATGGACTCGGTGCCGATCCGGCTCAGGGCATGGAGCACGGCGACTACTCCAGCGCCCACATCATCAATGTGCGCGATGGCGTCGTCGCCGCCCACTGGCACGGACGCATCGACCCGGACCTGTTCGGCAGCCAAGTCCTCGCTCCACTCGGACGGATGTACAACGACGCACTGATCGGTGTCGAGTCGAACAACCACGGCCTGTCGACACTGAAGGCGTTGCAGCGGGTGCGCTACCACCCGATCTACATGCAGCGCTCGCCCCGCTACAAGCGTTCGATCCCGACCGACATCCTCGGCTGGCGGACCAGTCAGATCACCAAGCCGTTGGCGATGGACGAACTGAACATGGCCCTGCGCGAAGGCACGGTGATCCTCGAAGACGAGCAGACCATCGCCGAGCTACGGACCTTCGTGCGCGACGACAGCGGGAAGATGAAGGGGTCGCCGTTCGACGACCGCACCGTCAGTTTGGCGATCGCCAACCAGATGCTGAAGTACGTCTGGCTCAAAGACTTCGAGCCGCATCGCGAACCCGGCCCAGGAACGATGGGCTGGATGGAAAAGCAGCTGTACGGCGACGACGTCTATCAGAAGATCGCCCCGCGTCATAGGCTCGCCCCGCGCGATCCGATCGGGAGTCACTTCGTCCGCGATCCCAGCGCCAGGAGGCAGTCATGAACATGAGCGGTCGGCTCGATCGTCAACGCTTGCCAGGTCACTACCACAAGCGCAAGAACAAGCGGCTGGACCGCCGGGGCTACGCCACCAACCCGCACACGGTGTGGGGCGACTACTCCACCCTCCCTGGTGGGATCACCGGCCCACAGGCGAGTGGCTGCACAGCAGGTGCGCCTGGCTCGTTCACCCCGGCAGGCTGCGACGTCCCCGGCAGCTTGGCCGAGTTGACGGCCCTCGGGTCGCTCGGCCAGACCGCGGCGTGGACCACCGGCCAGTACGTCAACCTCGATCCTTCCGGCTCCGCCTACTGGAACGGGACGGCCTGGGCGTTGGGCGTCAAGCCGTGATCTGTCCGGAGTGCGAGAAGCGCTCCGTGTCGGGACACCTGACGACCTGCTACCCCTGCCACATCGGCAGCATCGGTTGGACGTTCCGCGGTGGCGGACACAACTGGGGGCGGAACAACTTCAAGGAACGTACGAACGCCGAATGGGTCGCCGAGCACGTCGGTGACGTGAAGAACACCCCAGGGATCGAGCCGCTGTGAAGACGTCTGACTACCTCGCCTACTGCCGTGACGAGGTGAAGCGATCGAAGAACTGGCGAACCCAGGAGATGTACGACGCCGACTGGAAGCGGTACATCGACCTGTACCGCGGCAAGCAGTACGGCTCGATGTCGACCAACGACCAGCTGATCGTCAACCTGGTGTTCTCCACGATCAACGTGCTCGGCCCGGCCGTGGCGGTGAACAACCCGCGGTTCGTGGTCAACGCCCGCCGCCCCGACACCGCACCGCAGGCGGTGATCACCGAAGAGGTGCTCAACTACGTCTGGCGGACGTACCGCTACCAGGAGGACTTCCGCCTGGCGGTCAACGACTTCCTGATCACCGGCCACGGCTGGATCAAGTGCGGCTACAAGTTCACCAAGCCGCCGGAAGAGCGCAAGTCGGACGAGTCGGACTCGATGAACGACCCGACCGCCCCCGACCAGGAAGGCATCGACGATCGCGACGACGTCGAAGGCAACGTCGAGTCGGAGATGTACGTCTACGACGACCGGCCGTTCATCGAACGGATCTCCAACTTCGACATGTTCGTCGACCCCGACGCTCGCCACCCGAAGGAGATGTGCTGGGTCGCCCAGCGGGTGTGGCGTCCACTGCAGGACGTGCGTGTCGACAGCCGCTACTCGGCGACGGCACGCAAACGTGTCGGTGGCAGGCGCTGGTCGCGCTGGTCGAACTCCGACGGCGATGGCGATGGACGCGACGACAAGCCGGACAAGGGACCGAAGTCGTTCGTCGAAGTCATCGAGTTCTACGACATCAAGCGGCGCACCGTGGCCACGTTCGCCCTCGATGGCGGCGGCCAGGACACCAACGACCTGTTCCTGATCAAGCCCAAGCCGATGCCCTACGCGATGGGCCACCCGTTCGTCATGCTGCGCAACTACGAGGTGTCCGACACCTTCTACCCGATCGGCGACGTCGCCCAGATCGAGTCGCTGCAGCTGGAACTGAACCAGACCCGCACGCAGATGATGAACCACCGCAAGCGCTTCCAGCGCAAGTGGCTGTACGAGAAGGATGCCTTCGACCGCGACGGCGTGGCGGCGCTGGAGTCGGACATCGACAACACGATGATCCCCGTCATGTCGGACGGGAACCCGTCGAACGTCATCGCTCCGCTCCCAGCGGTGATCACGCCGACCGACTTCTACGACCAGTCGTCGATGATCTCCGGCGACCTGGACCGCGTGTCGGGAATCTCCGACTACCAACGCGGCTCGGGGCAGACGAGCATCAAGCGCACCGCCACCGAAGCAGCAATGATCCAAGACGCGGCGAACTCGCGCGCTCAGGATCGCCTGGCCAAGATCGAAGGTGTGCTCGCTCAACTCGGCGAGCGGATCATCGGGCTGATGCAGCAGTACATGACCGGCGAACAGGTCGCCCGGATCGTGACGATGCCCGGCAAGGCGTGGGTCAACTACGACGCCGACTACATCCAGGGTGAGTTCGACTTCGATGTCGCTGCCGGTTCGACCGAACCGATGAACGAGACGTTCCGCCGCCAGTCCGCACTGCAGCTGGTCGACGCGTCGATGCCGTTCCTGCAGATGGGCGTGGCCAACCCGGTCGGTCTGTACATGCAGGTCTTGCAGAAGGGCTTCGGCATCAAGGACGTGTCGACGCTGGTCCAGGTCCCACCCCCGCAGCAGCCTGATCCGTCCCAGGCTCAACCGCAGGGGGTGGCGCCGCCTGACGCGGGTCCGCCACCCGGACAGGACCCGAGTCAGGTGCTTGGTGGCCCAGGGGGAGGCGCACCTCCTCCTGGGCCACCACCGCCGGACAACATGCCGATGCCACCCGGACAGCAGCCACAGTTCGGTGGTCCCGCGCCGATGCCGATGCCGCCAAATGTCGGCAACCTGCAGGCACCACAGATGCCGCCGACACCCGAAGACATCCCGCTGCCGCTGCTCATGCAGCTGCTCGGCAGTGGGGGTCCGATTCAGTAGTTGCCATTGGGCGTATGATCCGGGCCATTACGGGAGCAAGCCCGATGGAAGGAACTCTCGATGAGTGATACACCTCTCAGTGAGGGGGTGGAGGCCGATCTCGGTCCCGACAGCGGGGAAGCCGGAGAGGTCGAGCAGTTCGAAGCAGGCACCGAAGAGCCTGCTCGTCAATACGTCGAAGTCGACGACCCTGACAACCGCTGGGTGCGGACCAAGGTCAACGGCGAAGACGTTGAGATTCCGTTCAGTGAGTTTCAGCGTGGCTACAGCCGACAGGCCGACTACACGCAGAAGACCCAGGCTCTCGCCGAGCAGCGACAGCAAGCCGAGTTCGGGCTACGACTCCAGCAGGCGCTGGAGGCCAATCCCCGGATGACCTTGCAGTTGCTCGCCGAGCAACATGGGATGTCACTCGCTGAGGCTCGTGCGGCTCAGGCCGCAGCCGAGCCAGAGCCGGAGTTCGCAGACCCTCTTGAGAAGATGGTCTACGAGGAACGCCAAGCCAGGCTGGCCCTGGAGGAGCGGCTCGCTCAACGGGACATCGACGAGCAGCTGGGTCGGGCCGTGCAAGGACTGCGCACCGAGTTCAACGCGAGCGAGGATGATGTCCGCACGACCATCAGCACGGCCCTGCAAATGGGGTTGGGTGTTGAAGCTCTCCCGATGATCTACAAGACGATGGCCTACGACCGCTTCCAAGCCACGCTGGCGCAGCACCGCGCCCAGCAGGAAGCCGAGACGGCACGCCGCACGCAAGCCAAAGCGTCGGCGTCGAGCATCGTCAGTTCAGGGCAGGGTGCCGGGAATGGACTCACCGATCGGTTGAGCGCGGATCGGAACATGTCCATCCGCGAGGCCATCGAATCTGCCTTCGAGCAGATCGAACGGGGCTGAGCACCCACGCTGAAAGGTGAGCTATGGCTCTCCCGACCACCCCATTCACCACATGGGACAACCTCCTGACAACGACGATGCGGAACTACCGCAAGTCGCTGACCGACAACATCTTCAACAGCCGCCCGCTGTTGGAGTACCTGATGAGCAAGGGCCGCGTGCGGATGCTCGACGGTGGCATCTCGATCGTCGAGCCGCTGCTGCTCGGTCCCGGTGAGGCCAACTCGTACGGTCCCTGGCAGCAGATCCAGGTCAACGCGGTCGACGGTCTGTCGGCTGCCGAGTTCCGCTGGAAGCAGCTGTACGCCACGATCATCATCTCCGGCCTGGAAGAGGCGCAGAACAACGGCAAGGCCGCGGCGATCAGCCTGATCGAAGCCAAGGTCATGCAGGCCGAAGAGACGCTGCGCGACCTGCTGTCGAAGATGCTGTACGGCACCAAGGCCGGACCGCTGGCGACCGACTTCGATCCGCTGACCACGCTGATCGACTCCGATCTCCCCGCCGG